ATCACAAAATGCTTTCTATCAACAGCAGAAGAAGAAAAACAGCGAACATAAAAAACAAGTTTATCGAGCTATAAAACAGCGAAAGAAAAACCAGTGACTGATCAAGAAACCAACATAGAAGAGTACCCAATAGAGTATCAACTATTCGCCTTATCATTTAAGGATCCTGGTGCTATACAATTCTTTAAGGAAAATATACTTCCTGAAGAAGTTGGTTTCTTGCATAATCAAAAAGGTATTGGAGAGTTCTATGGGGCACTTGTTTCTTTCCATGATTTAACTAAACTAGAAGTAGTTGATCCAATGGCTTTTAAGACTTGGATAGAATCAGAAACAAACATCTATAATGCACTGGGTGGCTCAGTTGGCGTTGAGTCAATGATGTCTATATTGATGAACTTAGAGCTGTCCAATAAAGAGTCAGTGTCAAAGGTAGTTAATCATAAAGCCTCTAAGAAAAAGCAATTAAATTATATAGAGGAATTAAAGTTCTTAATATCCAATAAGTCAACCAAGAGTGACCAAGAGATAGAGAGAATCAATGTTCTTGTTGGTTTAATCAAAGATATAGAAAATGAATCTGACTATAATCCATTAGACACTGTCACTACAGCTAATCAGATGATAGATAGAGTAGACAACTTACTCGACGTTCCAGACTTCATGCCAACGCAGTTTAAATCGCTCAATAGAGCTATGGGGTACACAGATGAGGGGGGCTTCTTCAAAGGGGCCGTACACGCCATTATAGCCCCTTCTGGGAAGGGTAAGAGTACGTTTGCTAAGTGTTTAGTCAACCACTGGGTTAGCTCTGGCTATAGGGCTCTGTATGTCAACTTTGAAGAGGCTCAGTCTCACTGGGAAAGAGTCCTAATGACTCAGATTATCGGACAAAATGTTTATGCCAATGCCGACAGATGGTCTCCGGAAGACAAATTAAAGTATTCAAATTTGTTTAAATCAAAGTTAGCAGAATGGGGTGATCGTCTGATGGTCAAACACGATCCTGATACTCCTTATTTTGAAGATTTGGAAAAATGGCTTAGAGATATTCTTGGTTATGGAAAAGATATACCTGACGTAATAGTAATCGATACAATTCAGTCTATGTTTACCAAGGGTAAAGGAAAAGCCCGTTGGGGTGAGTTTGAAGAGATGATGGTTCGCCTAGAAAAGTTGGCTAGAGATATGAACTGTGTTCTCATCATTACCGCACAAGAGAACTCTAATAGAATGAAGGAAAAGCGTGAAGTGGTTCAGCAGTCGGACACTGGTGGATCTTTAGCTATTCAGCAAAAGTGTGCCGTAACCATATTTATTACAGAAAAAAGACTTATAAGTGGCGATGAAACAGAAGATGATACAATCATGCAGCTGCAAATTCCTAAAAACAGAATAACTGGTTCTACGTTTGTGTACGATCCACCTCTGGTGAGATACGTAGATGCCAAAAAGATATATGAGGATTATGAGATCGTAACAGAGGAAACTTATGATTCTAATTCAATCCTAGACGATCTATTAAATGGAGGTTTATTTAGCTAATGAAATTAGTTACCCCTAAATCAATTAAAGACTTTCAAACATGTTCTTTGCTGTATAGCTACAGACATGAAGAACAATTGCCAGAGACAATAGGTGGAAGAGACCTAATAGCTGAAAAGTTTGAGAATACAATAAAAGATATAATATACTTCTTCTTCTACAAGAAGCAAGGTGGATATACCCCTTCTTACGCTTCTCTGCTAAATAGGTGGGAGAAGTTATGGTTTTCAGGTGATGTTTCTTCTTATGACATAATGACGGAACAGCACGAGAGCGCATACGGCAACAATGCTAGCCTTACCACAAAAGCTGCAGCAGTATTACTTTCTTTTTATGAATCGTTCTCTGACTCTTCATCAATTCCTATAGCAATTAACGAAGACTTTGTTATACCTTTAACTCCCAATATTAAAATAAAAGATAGATTTGATATTATACTTTCTCATAAAGGGCATTACCTTGTGATGAAGTTGATGTTTAACTTCAAAAATAATCACCAAAATATGTATCAGGTTGACTTTAGTTCTTTATACGCAGCTTTTGCCCACAAGAACCCAACTAAAGTAAGCAGTTTAAAGGTTGGGTATTGTGATCTATTAAGTTCCAATACTGATTTTCAAGAGTATGAAATACTGGAAGATGATTTAGTTGCACTAAAATTTTGGGGTGAAGAAATAAATGATACTGAAAAGTTTATTCCAAGAAGAGGTTTAACTTGGTATTGTAAGAAATGTCCGTTTGATAAACCGTGTTCAAAATGGACTCCTAATACAAAGGTAGCAGTTAATGTCAAAAAGTAGATTAGGGATAATGCTTGATCAAGAAAAAACAGATCAGCTAAACGCCATAGCTTATTCCTTTAAAAAAACACCAGAAAAATTTATCAATGATATAATACAATCAACATATGACAAGATACAAATGTTAACATTGAAATGGGATGATGATGAACAATAAATCTATTTTAGATGATCTGTTAAAGGATGAGCCGGTATTTAATTCTAACGATGAAGAGGATACTATATTATCTCCTCTGATCACCGAGATTAATATGATTGAGAATCATGGTATTAGGTCTTTTGTAAGATCAATATTAATTCAATCTAAAATGTTTTGGTCTATACCGTCAAGCTTCTCCGGTAGGTATCATCCACCCGATGAGCATAACTATGGTGGAAATGTTTTACACACAAAAAGAGTAGTAAGAGCTTCTAAGGTTATAAGCGATTCATACTCTCTAACATCAAGTGAAAGAGATCTTGTCTACGCCGCATGCTTGCTGCACGATGTAACCAAAGGAGTAGGAGATCCAGACTCTGAAGATCCAAAGTCTTTTGTGTATGATCCACTTCATCCTTACACTGTGGGGATGTTCGTTAAAAAATGTCAAGAAAATGATAAGAAGTATTCTTCTGAATCTAGTTCTTCAACCCTATTTATAGATGAAGATACAGTCCAGTCTATAATGAGATTAGTAAGATGTCACCTTGGCCCTTGGTCTCCAGTCCCTGAAACTGTCCCTGTAACTTACCTGGATATCATAGTCCACATATCGGACAACCTAGCTTCTAAACTACACTACATAACTGATGGAGATGATATAGTCCAAGAAAGATGGACTATAGGTAAGAAGGAAGAATAAAATGAATAGCGACGATGTTATGTCTGCTAGAACTATAGCCATAGAAAAAATGGAGTTTTACATACAAGAGTCGATATACTACAGGTCTTATAGCGAGCATATGAATCAAGATGTAAAAGTTGTCTTGTGGAATATAAAAGACGAAATTGGAAAAGCTAAAATAGAATGAAGATATCATCAGAGAATAAATTTTACTCTAAATGGCAGTATGTCGAATTAGCTAGGTACATACCTAACATTAAGCGTGTTATTAGGGAAAAAGATCAAGACGGAAACATGCTCTACGATTTACGTAGAGTAAATGCATATTCGAAAAAATATGACGATACCGGAATATATACTTCTGTATGGAGATTTAATTCAGAAGATTTACAAACAGCTATTAGATTTGGTTCTCTTTATTTTGATATAGATAATGATGATATGAATATTTCATATAATGAAGTAAAAAAATTATATTCTCATTTAAATAAATTTATTCCAGATGAATCTATTATAGTTTACTTCACTGGTAAAAAGGGTTTTCACATAGAGTGTGAAGTAATAGCACTGGGCATAAACCCAGGTAACAATCTTCCAATTGTCTTTAGGCATATCGCAACAGATCTTAAGGAAAAATTAGAATTAACATCACTTGATTTTAGCGTTTACGATCCAAGAAGAATGTGGAGACTTGCAGGAACTAAACATCAAGATACTGGTTTATATAAAACTATTATCAGCAAAGATCTATTATTTACAAATATAGAAGCAGTTAGATCATATAGTTCAGAATACCATGAACCTATAGTAGAAGACCAAAAATTCTCTAGTACAGCAAATCAATGGTACGCCGATTACGTCCTTCAGGTGGACGATTTAAAGAATAAGCCAAGAGATGTTTTGGCTCATTTTAATCAATATGGATCTTCTGGAAATAAAACATTTTCAGAGTCAGAAAAAGTATTTGAAAAAGAAAAACTTTTAGACAAATGCCCATCTATTAAAAGATTATATGACCAGGCAAAAGAAAAGCACTACTTGGAGCATGAAGCAAGATTATTCCTATGTTCTATATTAACTTATTCAGAAGAGGGTGTACAATATTTACATGAGATATTGAGCTATTGCGAAGACTATAATATATCTAAATCTACAGCTCATATTAATGACTGGATAAAAAGAAGAGATATGGGAATAGGCGGTAGACCATTTACCTGCGAAAGAGCAAACGCAGCTGGTGTTGGATGTGGTCAATGTTCTTTGGAAGAAAAAAATAAATGGATAAAAATAAATGGTAAGTTTTTTGAAACAAACGAAAAGTCATCACCGTCACCAGTACGTTTTGCATATTCAACAAAAAAGGAGGTGAATCATGAGTAATCAAGAAGACGATGCAATTGGGCTATGTTCCGAATGTAAATCAGATCAAATGGATAGCACAATGTTTAGAAGCGTTTTTGCACAGAACGGAGTTCCTCCAGTCTGCAAATATTGTGGAGGAGTCGTAATCATAGTGATGAGATCGCAAAGAGATCAGGCAATAAATCAGCTAGATAGAGAAAGAGGCCTCTAGTGAAAAACTGGACCAACCTACATAATCATACCGTATTCTCCATGTTGGATGGACACGGTAGTGTAGAGCAATATCTAGAAAGAGCTAAGTCATTAGGAATGACTGGACTGGCAACTACTGATCATGGAAACATACATTCATGGTTAGATTTTTATGACGCAGGAAAATCTGCAGGAGTAAAACCTATCCTTGGATCTGAATTCTATCAAGCAAGAAAAAGTAGATTTGATAGAGATCCAGAAGAAAGATCTGGTCCTTCAAAAAATGAGTGGGAACAAAGAGGTCCATACCATATAACTATCTTGGCAAAGAATAATACTGGATATCACAATATTATTAAGATGTCATCTAGAGCTTTTACCGAAGGCTACTACGTTAAGCCTAGAATAGATCACGATTTAATATCACAACACTCAGACGGCATTATAGTTCTATCTGGGTGTCTTAACGGAGAAGTATCTCAAGCTCTTTTAAGAAAAGATTATAATACTGCATTAAAGCATGCTACAACGATGCAATCAATTGTAGGTGCAGAAAACTATTTCATAGAGATTCAAAACCATGGAATTGAAGAACAGCTTTCGATTATACCTGATCTAATTAGACTAGCTAATTACATTGGCGCAAAAGTAGTTCCATCCGGTGACTGTCATTACGTTCATCAAAACGATGCAAATGCTCATGACATAATGCTCTGTGTAGCTACAAACTCAAACATACATACACCTAATAGATTTTCTTTTTCTGGTGATCAGTTTTATCTGCAATCATATGATGAAATGGCTTCTATATTTTCTGACGAACTTCTTAGAAACACCATGCATGTAAACGATATGATTGATGTGGATTTAAACTTTGGAGATATACACTTCCCTAATTTCCCAATTCCAACGCAAGAAACATCTGTAGATTACTTTGAAAGACTAGCTTGGGATGGTTTAAAAAGACGATACGGCAATGAATTACCTCAGCACATAGTTGAGAGAGCTAATCATGAAATAAAAGTAGTTAAGGAAATGGGTTTTCCAGAGTACTTCTTAGTTGTCTCAGACTTGGTTAGATGGGCTAAGGAAAATGATATTAGGGTCGGATGGGGTAGAGGATCTGCTGCCGGTAGCGTTCTCTCCTATGCTTTTGACATTACTAACTTAGACCCAATTAAGTTTGGACTTATGTTTGAAAGATTCCTCGTAGAAGGAAGAAAGTCCATGCCCGATATCGACTTAGACTTTGACGATAGGCACAGAGATAAGGTAATTGAATATGCGCGCACAAAGTATGGTAGTGATCACGTTGCCCATATATGTACGTTTAACAGAACCGGTGCTAGACAGTCGATACGAGACGCTGCAAGAGCTCTTGGATATGATTTCTCTACAGGTGATAAAGTATCCAAACTAGTTCCACCACCAGTACTAGGTGTATCTAAGTCACTAAGAGACTGCATGGACGTTTTTGAATTTTCTCAATTATACAATTCAGATGTAGATGCAAAGATAGTCATAGATACAGCTTTTGGTTTAGAGAACTTAGTTCGCCAAACTGGCATTCACGCTGCAGGTATAGTTATATCTAAAAATGAATTAACTGAGTATCTCCCTATCATGAAAAAAGGAGTAGATAGCCCAATAGTAACTCAATGGGATATGGGTAGAGTAGAACAATGTGGTCTACTTAAAATTGACTTCTTGGGGTTAAGAAACTTAGGGGTAATAGATAACTGTATAAAGTTAGTTAAGAGAAATAAGAATATAGATATTGACGTAGACACAATCCCAATTGATGATCAAAAAACATACGATCAGCTAGCCAAGGGTAATGCTGTAGGAGTTTTCCAGCTGGAGTCTGCTGGTATGCGTGAACTCATGGTTCAATTGCAGCCACGAGATATCCAAGACATCATGGCGTTGATATCACTTTACAGACCAGGCCCAATGGGTTCTGGCATGGATAAATTATACATAGATAGAAAACACGGCAGAAGTAAGATTGTTTATGACCATCCTAAATTAGAAAAAGTATTAGGTCCATCTTTAGGCATCATGTTATACCAAGAAGATGTTCTTGGAGTATCTAGAGAGTTAGCTGGATTTTCTTCTGCTGAAGCAGATGATTTGCGTAAAGCTATCGGAAAAAAACAAATGGATAAAATTTCTTTGTTTAGAAAGAAGTTTGTAGACGGATGCGTAAGCGTTTCTGGAATATCTGAAGATAAAGCTAATAAAATTTATTCAGACATTGAATACTTCGGTGGTTATGGCTTTAACAGAGCACACGCTGCAAGTTATGCAATGATATCTTACGTCACTGCTTATCTAAAGATGAATTACACGGCAGAATATATGGCAGCATTGATGAGCTCTGTAGTTGGAAATAAAGATAAACAATCTTTATATCTATCTGACTGCAGAAAACTTGGGATTAAAGTAAGAACTCCTTCTATTAATAAATCAGGAAAAGACTTTAACGTATTAGATGATCATAATATTATTTTTGGATTATCCGCAATAAGTGGAATTGGTGATTCAATCGCAGAAGCAATAATAAATTGCAGAGATGAAGATAAGCCATATGTAAATATGTATGATTTCTTTAGAAGATGCGATTCAGCAATCTTGAAGAAGTCAACCTTAGAACACCTAACCTACTCTGGTGCCATTGATGAGCTGATATACGTAGATGAAGAATTGGATATCAATAGACAAAATGAATTGGCAATTTTAGAAAAAGAAAAAGAAGAGCTAGGGATTTACGTTTCTAAGCATCCAATGGAGGGTATGGCCGAAGTAGTTCGACCAATGATAGACAAAGAGATTATTGATCTATTTGATATCAACAACGGAGCTAATGTAAAAATAGGTGGAGTTATAACAGGCGTTAAAAAGATAATAACCAAAAAGGGTCAAAAGATGTTTAAGTTAAACATTGAAGATCTGTCTGGTGAAATTGAAGTTATAATCTTTCCAAGAGAAGCTAAAGACATCCAGGATAACGAATTTGCCCAAGGAGATGTTGTGGTTCTTACTGGGGCTGTTAGTAGGGAAAATGATGACGAGCAGTCTATCGTTAAAATGTTTTATAATAGTTCACAAAAAATAGATACAGATAAAGCAATAAATACAAAATCTATCAAGTTGCTTCTTTCTAATCCTCCATCGTTAGAGCTGGTAAAACAACTTTATGATATAATAGAAAACGCAAATGGTTCTGCAAATGTCTATATTGAATATGTAGAAGATAACCGTAGAATAGTCTTTAGATTTAAGAAAACAACATCATTAAAAATTGAAGATAACCTTAAAGAAATAGTCAAGATAGGAAATTAAAATGACAATACCAGGAACTTACCAAAATCCGACTGATAAACCGTGTTGGACAGTGTGCTTTTCTTGCAGCAGATGTGCGGATAAAGGTAGATACACAAAATGCAACAAGTGCAGTGGAAGATATGATCCACTTGGAAAAGTCGATCCAGATCACGAAGACTACTGCGATTGCAAAAATGGAAACCTTAGATGGAAAACCCAAGAGGGTAGATTAATTATGACTAAGTTCAAGACTAATCCATTCAAAGGACAGGTTAAATACGAAAAGCAGACAGAAGACGAAAGAGACTGGGATTCGTACGTAAATGATATGAGAGAAAAAATGGATAACCCATACTTTAACCCAATTATGATAACGGAGGATTAGAAATGTTAAGAGGAGAAGCTGGAAGAATAGTAAAAGATAATGTCACATTAATAGAATATGAAGAGTCTATTGTAGGTTTTTCTAACAATTACTTTTTGCAAGTTGGAGTAGTTGGTCTGCACTTTACTGAAAAGGAATTAAAAAATCTTTATACAGTGCTTAACTATTATGTCAACATAGAAGACTTTTCAGAATGCACCATCAAAGTAGGAGATGAAGATGTATCCATATCTTGAAGATGATTTCATGGAAATTGGTAACACAGGATGGGTTCCCGTAGGTGAAAGCTGCTTTCTAAATAAATATACTGGTCATACTATAGACCAGATAGGCGTAGAGCGTGACAAGCTTGGTAATATAATATTCGATCCCGCTGATGAGGGAAACGATAATAACGTATGATAAAATTAATTCTATTAAGGAGAAAAGTTGATTAAGATTAGGTCATTAGATGAGTTAACTGATTTAGAGAAATTATCATTAGTAGACTTTAGCTATTCTAGATTAGATACATATAAGATGTGTCCGTCTAAATATTTTTATGCCTACATTCAAAAGGAGCCACGTTCATTCAATGAACCAGCTGTTCTCCGGAAATATAGTTCACTCTGTATTAGAAGAATGTTTAGATAACGATAAAAAAGTAGATCATACAGAATTAATAGATTCATATATATCTAATGTAGCAATATACGATCCTGAAAATAAGATACCACAAGAACTTATATCTGTTGGCAGTCAAATACTAGATGAGTTCTACGATGAATATCAAGATGTTAATTTTAATATATACGATAAAGAATATGGTTTTAGTTTTGTTATTGGAAATTATTTTGTTGTAGGCTATATGGATAGAATTGACTTCATAGGTGAAGACTCTATCAAGATAATAGATTATAAGACTGGAAAATGGGAAGTATCCCAAAAGGGAATAAAAGACAATCTTCAATTAGGTATATACGCTCTAGCTTTGTCTCAGGTATTTCCTGACAAGAACATAACTGGAGAGCTTTATTATTTAAGATCTGGTAAGAGAAAATCTCACGACTTCTCTAAAGAAGACATAGAAAATGTTAAAGTTAAATTAATAGAATCTATATTAGAAGTTGTTAATGACAATTCGTTTCATCCAACAAAGAACACCTTTACATGCTCGTTCTGTGAGCACGCTAAATCAGGAGCGTGTAATACAGGAGTGTTTAGGAATAAACAAAGAGCAAAAGCTTAGACATTAAAAAACCCCCCCTGGATTTCTCCAGAGGGGGTTTTTACTAAGTGGAAATTAGAAGCTAATTTCGCTTTCTGTTACTGGGAACTGAGCAGCGTTTGCTGCGAGATCGAAATCTGAAAATTCACTAACAACCTTAGTGGCTTCTTGGTGTGTATAACCAAATGCGGTAAGATTGTCGATGACGCCCTCGTTGATTTCGGTGATTGCATTACTGATGAGTGTTTCTAATGTTTTGTTCATATTCTGAATGATACTTTCTTTTTTCCGGATTTGCAACCTTTTGTTACAAATTTCTTGTTTTTTTTTAATTTATACTTTATAATGGATCATAGTGAATATTATTACGTATAGAGGATACCATGAAAGACCTAGTGATTATCAACCCAGAAGAATATTTTCTGGAAATTTCTTCTTTAAAACAACATCCTAATTTTAAGAAAGCAAAGACTGACAAGATGGATGAGGAGATAATAAAAGAGGTCGCCCCAAAAAGGAATGGCAAGGGTAATTCATACCAACATACTAACACTTCTTTCAGAGAAGATCTCGGCATGACGCTGAGGTCTAACTGGGAAGCTAACTTCGCAAGGATACTTAACGCATACAAAATAAAATTTGAGTTTGAACCTACTGTATTTCCTTTCCCAATTCAAAAACGGAACGAAAGCGTATACTCCAGATTTCTTTATCAATAAAGATAATTCGTGGATAGAACTAAAGGGTTATCTTGATGATAAAAGCAAGATAAAGATAAAAAGATTTAAAAGGTATTACAGAAAAGAATTCGACAAGTTAACTTTTATAATTAGCAAGTATTCAACTAACGCTAAAGAATTTGCTATGGAACTAGAAATTCCTCAAGTCATATTCTATGAGGATATCAGAAAAATTTATTCTAACAAAATTATTAATTGGGAAGGAAAATAATGGCAGCTTATAAGGAGCAGTATTATAACTTAGAAGAACACGAGATGCAAGAACTAATAGCTAAGGCTAAAGGTCGGAAGTCAGAAGGCACAATTAGAACTTCTGCAGGTTTTTAATAACTTTTTAACTAAGTATACAACAATGTTGTATCACGGAAAATACAACATTAACGACTATGACATAAGAAGGTTTATCTCTTTATTTATTAAAGATTCCTACGTAAGGTTTGCCCTTATGAAGAATCAACTTAACTCTGGTGGATACAAGCATGTGAATGAGTGCATTCGACGGAATAACTTACATGGCCAAGAGATATGGCGATGAAGAGGACGTACGTCAAACAGTCGATATGACATTCTTCCAGTGCATCACTAGATACCAGAGGAAAGATTCAGAAAAGGGACCAATTCCTTTTAGCGGATTTCTTTACAGCTATTTTTTCTATCTATTAAAAAAGAATGTAGATACACTTCTTATAGATCAGTTAGGAAGAAAAACATTTCCCTTATTAGACGATGAAGCTAATGAAGATGATCAAGACAGCTCAGCACCGGGATTCAAAGCTCCCCCACAAGAAAATGACATAGAAGATGCCTTAGTGACAGAAGATGTAAATGAACTATGGGTATTAGGGGAAACATGTGCAGCACCTTTTAACGAACTAACGGTTCAAGAGAGGCAACTTCTTAAATGGAGATATATTGATAATCTAAGGTCAAGCGAAATAAGCAAGAAGATAACAGAACATCCGAATACGGTTAGAGAACATTTATCCAAGATAAGAGCAAAGATCAAGGATATTGTGATAAAATCTAACCTAGAAGATATTATGTATCTCTTTAAAGCAAAAGAAGGTAAGAATGAACCTGCAATCAATGCAGAAATTGAATGATCTTTTAGCAGAATTTATAGATCCACAAATTAAAGAAGTCATAGAAGCTTACGCATCTGGGAATAAGAATGGGGATTACTTCATTACTATTCCAGATATGGATTCAATTGATCTCACGCTATCAGAGTTAAGCTCATTAGTCGCTAGAAGCTCTAACGTGTACGGTCGAGTAGCTCGCTTCGCAGGAATGGCTAGAGCTCAATACAAGCTCATTGAGGGCCGTTACAAGAAGGTCTACAAGGCTAACAGAGTGGGCAAGAACGAGGCTGAGAGAGAAGCTAACGCCCTTGAGGCAGCTGATAGTGAATACATGGCCCTAGTAACCTCTGAGGCCATTGTAAACCTAGCAGAGTCTATGGAGTCAGCTGCAAGAATATCTTCAGAATCCACTAGAAAGCTCTTAGACAAGGCTCAATCTATGCAAATAGCATCCTCTAGGGAATCTAAAGGGTATTACTCTGAGTCTGACTTTAGTACATACTAGGAGAATTTATGTATATTGCGCATTACAAATCTGTTCAAACTAAAGAAGAGTTTTATTCAGAAAAAAGGGAAGATTTAAATTTCCCAATGCAAGTAGAACTGTCTAGTCAAAGATTTCTTTTGAACTCAACTTACATTGCTAGTTCTCCTTCTCAAGAGGAGAATATAGTCCAAATGGCAAAAAGATATAATATTAAATACAACGTTAAAATTAGTTAGGGTTGTTAGGTGATTATAGAAGTTTTTTGTGACGGGGCATCAAGAGGGCAGGGGCAAAAAAGGATAGGGGAAGCTGCTTGCGCAACGACTATCTATAGAAATAGAAAAAAGATTGCACAGTTTGCTAGAGGTCTTGGCCCAAGGAGTAATAACGAAGCTGAGTATGAAGCAGTAATTGCTGGTCTGTTAATCTGCTCTATGGGAGATCTATTAAACCCTGTAATCTATACAGACTCAGCTGTTGTAGCTAATCAGATAAACGGAAAATGGAAATGCAGAAACGATTCTCTATTGCCGTTATTGATGACAGTGGAAGATATTAGAGATGAATTTAATTTCAAGGTTGTACAAGTTGAAAGATCTTTCGTATGGGAACCCGACGCTCTTGCTAATGAATTTCTAGATACTTTGGAAAAAAGAAAAACGCCCAAAACAAAAGATGATGTGATATAATCTTACTTATGATTAACCAATACATAAGACATCAAGATCACCCAATCATAATTGGGTTAGCTGGTAGAGCTGGAAGCGGTAAAACTTCAGTTGCTGAGAGCATAGTTCCAAAAGGCTCCTTAGAGACTAACAAGTACGGATTAAAGTGGGATCATATATTTTATGCAATTCCTCTTTATGAATTAGCATCTGCCAAGAAGCTCATACAGGGAAATAATGAAGCATCGAGAAGAATGTATGCAATTCATGATGTTCTATACGAAATTTTTGGTGGATCGCCAATAGGTAATGTTCCGCATTACCAGGATCTAACTAAAATGGTAGAGCAAGTATTTTCTATGCCAATAGAGCCAGAAGGTATTAAGCCTAGAACTTTCCTCCAAAAAGCAGGAGATATATGTAGGGACTTTGATCCTAATTGTTTCGTTAATTGGGGAATAAGAAAAAGCTATCAGATATATAAATCAAACATTAAATCTTTTTTTGCTGAGTCGAGAGACAACGAAGATGCCTTAGTCCCACAAGTAGTGATTCTGGTATCCGATGTTCGTTTCGTAAACGAAGCAGAGGCTATCCTCAAGCAGCCAAACGGAATAGTCATCTGTTTTGACGCATCTCAAGAAACATTAGACGAAAGATTGATGAAAAGAGATGGTAGACTTATGGACGAGGTGCAAGCTTCCCACAAGTCAGAACAATCTATAGAAGATATAAAAAAGATAGCCACATTGGTAATTAATACCGATAATATGAACGTTGAACAACAAACACTCGAAACACTAAAGCAAATAGGAATCAAAGAGGAAGTAAATGCCTAAGATATCAAAGTCAGCCCAGGAGCAATCCACAGACGCACCACTAGACCAAGCAGTTAGTGCATTGGCCGGAGAGGTTACTATCAGTACGAACCCCGTTTTTATATGCGGAGTTAATAGAAAGGTTAATATAGGAAATTTTGAGAACGTTGACGTTTACGCAGCGATCTCCCTTCCCCTTTCTGAAATGTCTCTAGATGATAAGGAAGCCTTGTCGGAAGCTGTAAAAGAAGCAGCTGCCTATGGGTTCGGTCTTGTTTCTAGAGAAACTGGCGAAAGATATCAGCTAATTAAAGATACACAACAAGCTAAATAATTTTGTCAAAAACTTGCATATTTAAATAATATGATATAGACTATAGTCTGAATTAATTCAAAATAAAGTTAACTAAACGAGGTAATCATGATTAAGAAATTAGCAAAGAAAGTAACTGGTCTTCTTTTAAAGTTTAAGAAGAGCAAACCTTCAAATATACAGGATTCAGTTATTAATTCAATAATTGATTCAGTAGTTGAAGACGTCCAGGAAATTGCAGAAGTAGCAGATGTTGCAGCTGAAAAAGTTGTCAAGACTGCTGTTGAAGAGGGCAAAAAAGTAGTTGATGAAGCTAAAAAGAAAGCTCCTAAACCAGCTGCTAAGAAGGCTGAAAAAGCTGCTCCTGCCAAGGAAACTAAGAATCCAAAAGGCAGACCTAAGAAGTCAGCTTAATATATTTCAAAGAAAGTTCCCCTTATATTCTATATATAGGGGGAATTTTTTTGTTTTTACATTACTATACTTAGATGTCTAGTAGTATATTTTTGGGATTTTCATGGCTAAGAAAAAAGAACTTTTTATAGGCGGACTCCCAAAAATGGGGACTACTAATTTCAAGGGTATTTTGCAGCCTAATCCTAAAGTTACTAAAACCAATATAACTAAATTTAAAGGAAAAAAAACAAATGGCAGCAAAAAAGGCATCGCAAAAAAATAGTTCAAATAAAGATTATCAAATTGGTACTATTTTGTTGAACACGAGTTCTATGGCAAAAAAAATAGCTGCTCCTAAAAAAATCTCTAAGAAGAAGTAGACTTCAGTGGATTCGGCAATTATAGTTTCTTTAATAGCTGCATTGGGCGCTATATTAGCATCCCTAGTTCAAGCGGGAAGAAAAGAAAATAAAAGCGATCATAATGTGGTCGCAGATTTGCTCATAAATGTAAAAGATGATATGATTCATTTACATAAAAAACTTGATCACCTAGATGATCAAGTTGACAAGGTCGACGATAAGATAGATGTACATCTCAAATCTCATCGTGGAAAATAATACTAGTATTAATACAAGGAGAAAATAAAATGGCAAAGAAAATGTCAGGAAAAGGTACTTCGGCACCAGAACCAAGCGTAAGTGCAGGTCAAGCAAAGATGGGCGTTCGTCCTATCAAGAATAGCAAAGGTAAGACCATTGAAAAGAAGGGCACATCAGCCCCTAAGCCAGCAGCATCTGCCGGTCAAATGAATCTTGCTAAGCGCCCAATCAAGAATACCAAGGGCAAGACTATCGGTTAATAGCATCCGTGCTATAATATAAAAAGTGGGTGGGGGTGGTACTATAATGGTATCACCCTTACTTGTTTAACTTATAAGGAATCAACATGGCAGATAAGAAAAACTGGATTCAGGGAGCAATCAAGCGCCCAGGTGCGTTTACTGCTAAGGCTAAAAAGGCCAATAAATCTGTAGCGGGTATGGCATCAGCCGTAACCAAAAATCCATCAAAATATAGTAAGTTGACGGTACAGCAGGCAAACCTTGCTAAGACCCTTAGGAAGATCAATAAAAAAGGAAAATAAAATGGCAGCAAAAAAAGCAGCTAACAAAGCAGCTAAAACCAATAAAGATAATAACACAATTCTAAATGCAGGCAAGCCAAAAAAAGATAATAGTATTAATGGCGCAAAATCTGTTCCTGCTTACAAGATGTACGGCACAAAAAAAGCCACTGCTGAAACATTTTCTTCAAACAAGAAGATGAAAAAGCCAAACTGATAAGACGAGTTGTTATGAAATCTAAAAAAACATCTAATCCTTCAGCTAAGAAGGCATCAAAAGCAATTCCTGCAGCTGAAAAAAAGCTTCCACCATTCATCCAAATGGCAAGAAAGAAGAAGTAATGGCGAAATCACCGACATGGCAAACAAAAGCGGGCAAAAACCCTAAAGGTGGATTAAATGCCAAGGGTAGAGCCTCTGCTAAAAAAGATGGTATGAATCTTAAGGCCCCAGTAAAAGCTGGAGACAACCCAAGACGTGCTTCATTCTTAGCAAGGATGGGCGGAATGCCCGGTCCAGAAAAAGATAAGAATGGTAAACCAACTAGGTTACTATTATCATTAAATGCTTGGGGTGCTAGTTCTAAAGCAGACGCTAAGAAAAAAGCTGCTGGCATTTCAAAAAGAAATAATTCAAAAAATAAATAACACAACAAAAGAGGAAAAATAAAATGGCAATGAAAAAAGCATCCGCAAAAAAAATGATAGCTAAGCCAGCAAAAGCTGCACCTAAGGCTGCAGGAATGACAGCTGCACAAAAGAAGTTACCAGCATTTCTTCAGAAGTCTATTATGGGAAAGAATAAGAAAAAATAATAATGGCAAAAGATAAGCAGGTTTGGGATAGTCCAAATCCTAAATCAAAATCAAAAAAACTTGCACCTAAAGCAAAAGCTTCGGCTAAAGCAATGGCAAAAGCTGCAGGAAGACCATATCCAAATCTTATAGATAATATGAGAGCAGCAAAGAAAAAGAAATAGTATGGCTGGTCCTAAAAAGTGACACAATAAAATGAATGTAATAAAAAAAATAGAGAATTGTCAGTATAAAGATATTATTGACAATATCGATTATTATGTAGACATGTTTTTATCTGAAGGTTTTTTAGGATTTAATAAAATAAACATTTCTTTTTCTGAACAAGAAAAATTAATGAATGTTTTTGCAGAAAAATTAAAATGGAAACATATCTCTTCTATCAATATGGAAAACCATACTTTTACAATTGATCTATATGAGGAAAAAAAAACTAAAGATCAGATATTAATTCCATGGCACTTAGAACATGTAAAGAGTACTAATCCTCAGGTAGCAGCTTCTTGGAACATGAGGGAGTTAACTTGTCCGATTGGGCATGGTATGACTGGATTTATCAATTCTAGAGACGTATGGAAAAAGATGCCAAAAGAATGGTTGCAGTTTCTATCTGGTGCAGTAGTTAAAGATTCTAATGGTAATTTTCCTGCGCGTGATGCAATTAAGCCACACCCAAATACTCATGAGCCAATGTTAAGAATCGGTCCTAACATATCAGAAGACCTAATAACTATTCATGATAAAGAACCTTCAAAAGAAGATGTTGAACTTTTTAATATTATACTAAAATGGATATTTAATACCGTTAATGACGACGAACAAATTCAAAAGTGGTGGATTTGGGATTTGTATGATACCATATTAGTTGACCTATTCTCAATGTATCACGCTGTAAAAGGTGGTTTTGAATACGATCAAAGAATATTCAGTAGATTTTGGGCTTACGAATCAGATCCACAGAATCATTTATACATTCTAGTAGAAGATTAAGTCAGGATATAGTATGTCAGAAGATAATTCTTTCAGTGGCTTTATGCCAATGATAGATCAGATCCAACTAACAAAAGAAGCAACAATGCTCAACACTGAAGGTGAGCTTGTAAAAGCGCATACATTCAATGTTAAAGCAAGAGACGGATCAGATTACGTTTTCAGTATTGATAACCGTGATCTGATGCGTCTTTCTTTTTTGATAATGAAAGTTCTAACTCAGGATTAATATGCTATACATAACGTTTTTTACTCTCGTCGTTATGATGTATGTTTCTTTTCTCTGGAAAAGATAATGGCGGAGAGGGTGGGATTCGAACCCACGGAAGGCTTTTAAGACCTTCAACATCTTAGCAGGATGCCCCATTCGACCTAGCTCTGGCACCTCTCCCTGTGTTATAATTGTGCCACAATATAACGGAAGAGAGACATATGAGCGAAACAGCTTGGACTTGGATATTATTTAGCATGGAACTCATAGGAGTATCTGGTAGCTACTTAGTGGGCAATAAGAAATGGTATGGACATCTGATAGTTGCCCTGCATTCATTTCCTTGGGTTATATACTCTATAATATTTGATAAGCCTGGTTTTTTAGCAATGTGGATCCTGTGGCAATATGTACATATTCGCAATATGATTAAATGGAGAAGTGAAAGTGTCAAATAAAAAAGTATCAGTTGTATTAACAAGTTATAACAATGCAAAGTATTTAACTAGAGCCATAGAATCGGTTATCAATCAAACATATGATAACTTTGAGCTAATAATAGCTGACGATAATTCTTCTGACCAAGAAGTAATTAATATCATAGAGGAATACGTTTCATTAGATAATGTTATAGCTTTCAACTCAAATATAAAAGAAGAAGACAGATTAAAAACCGCTAGATATGCTACTCAAATTAATACAGGAGTAAGACGATTCTCCAATGGTGAATATCTTATGTACTTAGCAGATGACGATTATTTTTATCCTACAATGCTAGAGAAGATGATGTCTTATGTAGACCGAACTGGTCATGACATAGTCTTTTGTGCACAGCATGTAAAAGATACTAACGATAATATCGATGGTGGAGGAATTGACGGTAGAGGCGTTAGATTCTTTGATGAACCACTAGTACGTGGTGCTGATAAGCTAGATCATAACCAAGTGATGACAAGCAGAGCATCGTTTGACGCAGTAGATGGATGGAACGACGAAGAATGGTGCTGGTCTGGCGCAGATTCTATATTTTATGATAGACTAGAAAAAGCCGGATACACTTTCTACCCAATAGATACTAGCGAACCGCTTCAGGCTAAAATGTACAGACAGAATTCCGTTCAATGGAATATGGCGAATGGATTAACCCCAGTAGGAAATGAGGATGTAAATGTCAACTAATTTTTGGGCAGTGGGGATGGCTAAGGACGAAGGTGATATTATTGATCACACGATGTATCACTTTGCTGCAAACGGTGCTGCCGGAATAATAATTGCAGATAATCTTTCAAAAGATGATACTAGACAAAAAATAGAAGAAGCTAAATCTAACATAGCAAAGTATAATCCAAATATTCAGATTATTATCTTAGATGACAATGTTGTAGCCTACACTCAATCCGACAAGATGACCAATCTTGCTTCTATGGCTAGAAGCCATGGAGCTCAATGGGTTATTCCGTTTGATATTGATGAGATCTGGCATGCGCACGACAAGACCTTGCAAGAGGCTTTCGAGCTGTTGGACCAAGATGGAGTAGATGCTTATAAGGTATTGTATACAAATCATTCAATCACAGAATTCGATGAACCTGGAACTTCCCCCTTTCACTCAATGCAATGGAAATGGAATCTTCCAACAAATCACAAAAGCTGCTTTAAGTTCAGAGATGACGATAGCTTTGTAAGAATTTCAAATGGAAATCATTTTGTACAGCATAACGGTTGGAATATTGGCACTAACATCAAGACTGTAATAGATGACTACGGTCATGATAAGATTATCTTTGGTCCTCAACTTATAGAGATTAGACATTTTCAATGGAGATCCTTAGATCATTTTATGAAAAAAATACTAAATGCTTACGAATCTTGCAAGGCGCTTGGTGAAGGAGCTGATTTATATAATGGTGCAGCTTGGGCAGAGCACTTCAAGGTATACGAGTCAGACGGCTTAGAGGGCTTAGTAAAATTCTATGAAAAAAACATATTAGTAACTGGAGATACTGGAACCTTAATTCACGACCCCGCACCAATAAAGGAACTAACATTGTGAATAAAATATCATTAGTAGTAATAACTGACGGAAGACAAGCTTGCATTGAGCAAACTATAGATAGATTTAACGAAGTAATTAATTATGATTTTTTTGAAAAGTTAATCATTAATGACTCTGGCGATCCAAGATATCATGATTTTTTGGTTAATAGATTTCCAGGGTTTAATATAGTATCACATGAACAAAGAAGAGGATTGGCTGGAGCAGTCCAATCAGCTTGGAGTTCTGTTAACCCAGAAGTTGACTACGTTTTTCATTTAGAAGATGACTTTCTATTTAATAAATCAATAGACATAGCACACATGGCATTTTTATTAAGACAGAATCCACATCTTGTTCAAATGGCTTTAGTTCGCGCTTCTGTTAATCCTCCTGAAGAAGCAGTAGGTGGATTTGTCTTTCAACATCTTGAAGACTATTCTCAAAAAGAAGATTACTTTCAACATGGTCGATTATTTACATTAAACCCATGCTTATATCCTATGTCTACGGTTAAGATGGGTTGGCCAGATCATGGTGGAGAATCTGAGTTTACAACAAAAGTTCATTCTATAGATAAAGATTATAGATTTGGTTTTTATGGAAATATATATGATGAACCATTAGTCACCCACATAGGCGGAAGAAGAAGTGAAGGTTGGTTTCTCTAATGACAGAAAAGATTACAGTTAAAAAAAATAATTTTACATTTAATGTAATAGATGATGATTTATTTCATAGACCACCAGGTTTTGACTATTGGGAAAAATTCTATCCAGATTCAGAGCCTTCTGTATTCAGAGCATATGACAAATATTTGAATAAACAAAAAGACTTCTTAGACATAGGTGCGTGGATTGGTCCAAACACCCTATATGCAGCGGAGCTTTCCAGAAAAGTAATAGCTGTTGAACCAGATCCAGTGGCTTTTAGTTTTTTACAGAAAAATATAGAAGCTAACAAATTTAAAAATGTTATTCTTTTGGAAAAGGCATTCTCTTCAAGCAAGCAAGTAGCAATAGATCCTAGTGTTGAACTAGGTGACTCAATGACGAGAGTATTAGATTCTGTTAATCCAGGTAGGGAAATAGTAGATGGGGTTGATATGGAAGAGCTTCTTTCCTTAGGCGATTACTCGTTAATCAAGGTAGATATTGAAGGTTATGAATCAATAGCAATACCTTCTTTTGAAGAATCTTTAATGAAAGCAAAAATACCAATGGTACTGTCTTTGCATACTTCTTTTAATCCGAATAGAGAAGAAGGTCATCGTAGTCTGGTAGCATCATTATCTAAAATATACACCCACGCTTTTGACGATTATGACAATTGCATAGATATAAAAGACCTGCCTGAAGGCTTTGGCTGCTTTCTGCTTACCAATGAGGAGTAGTTTTGTTTATAATACCGTGTAAATTTGACTCTAATTATCCTGTTATTTTCGAATGCATTGATTCTATAATGCGTTTTCATCCAAATGAAAAAATAGTTATCGTAGATTCTGATTCAAATGATAAATCATATTTTCAAGACATAGACTCTTCAGTTGTCATATATGATGTTGAGAATAGGCATTACGCCCTAGAGGCTTATAACATAGGTTATAAAAATAATCCAGAAGAAGACTTTTATTACTGTATTCATGACTCTCTTGTATTGAAAGATAATATTGATTTTGTAAAAAGTAGCAAACTTACTACTATAAGATGGTGGGATTCTCCACCGGTTCCAATAGGCAGAGATGCAAATGACAATGATCTGTCTGTATGGGCGGATTCAGTTATGAGAGAGTCCGTAGGGTATGGAGTGCCTGGTATTTATAAAGGTGTTTTCGGCCCGATGATGTTGTGCCAAGATCAGGTAATGAAAGATCTATCTGATTGTGGATTTTTTAATATACTTCCAAATAATAAATATGAATCATGCGCAACTGAAAGAATACTAGGTATGGTATTGGGGGAGTTAGGCTATGATGTTACCAATTCTTTGCAAGGTCCTATGGGCGATTTTTATGGTTCGTATGATGAAACATACGTAAAGAAAAACTATCTACTAAGAATGTGATCATATGAATAATTTAGCTATATTTGATTTAGACGGAGTACTTCTCGATAGCAGAGAAGTCCACTATCACGCACTAAACAAAGCCCTTGCTTTTTTTGGTGACCAATACACAATTTCCAGAGAAGAGCACTTAAGCATATACGATGGTCTACCAACAACTAAGAAATTAAATACATTATCAGAATCAAAAGGGCTACCTGCTAATTTGCACAATGCTGTGTGGCAAAAAAAACAAGAAGAAACATTGTCGATTTTTGATAATTTATATCAAGATGAAGAACTAATTTCTTATTTTAAAAGAATAAAAGACAATAATATAAAAATAGCAGTAGCTTCAAATAGCGTTAGAGACACAGTAAAACTAGTTCTTCTTAAGCTGGGCTTAATCAAGTATGTAGATTACTTCATGAGTAACGACGATGTAAAAAGAACTAAACCTTTTCCGGAAATGTATTGGCGATGCATGATTGCGTGTAATGCCCTACCTAAAAATTGTGTGATAATCGAAGATAGTCACATAGGAAGACAGGGGGCTTTAGATAGCGGAGCTAATCTAATTGCCGTAGAAAATAGAGATGATTTAAATGTTAAAAAAATTGATAAAATCATTAATATTCTTTCTCAAAAAGAAGAAAAAAATATACCTTGGAGATCAGAAAAAATGAATGTATTAATACCAATGGCTGGAGCGGGAAGTAGATTCGAAGCAGCTGGATACACATTTCCAAAACCTTTAATAGAAGTTAATGGAAAACCGATGATTCAAGTGGTTGTGGAGAATTTAAACATTGAGGCAAATTATATATTCATAGTGCAAAAAGAACACTATGAGAAATACAATTTACAGTATTTGCTTAAGCTTATAGCCCCAAATTGCAAAATAGTGCAAGTTGATTCGCTTACAGAGGGAGCAGCATGCACGACTCTTTTGGCAAAAGAATTAATAGATAATGACAGTCCTTTGATAATGGCTAACTCAGATCAATTTGTGGAATGGAATAGCAATGAGGCGCTGTACGCCTTTAATGCGGACGGAATAGATGGTGGAATTTTAACATTTGAGGCCTCGCATCCCAAGTGGTCTTATGCAAAGTTAAATGAAGACGGATTTGTTTCAGAAGTTGCCGAAAAAAAACCTATTAGCAATTTGGCTACCGTTGGCATTTACTTCTGGAAAAAGGGTTCCGACTATGTAAAATATGCGGAGCAAATGATAGATAAAGATATTAGAACAAATGGTGAGTTTTATGTTTGCCCTGTATTCAATCAAGCTATAGAAGATGGTAAAAAAATTAGAGTAAAAAATATAGAAAAGATGTGGGGAATTGGTACACCAGAAGACCTTAACTATTTCTTACAAAATTATACAAAATGAAATTAATTGCACATAGAGGCAACTACGCCGGTATTAAAAAAGATCTAGAAAATAGTCCAGAGTATATTGAAGAAGCTTTATCTCAAGGATACGATGTAGAGATAGACATTAGACTATTTGATGGGTCTTGGTATTTAGGTCATGATGAAGCTCAATATAAAATTAATATAAAAGACTATTTAGATAAAAGATACTGGCTACATTGCAAGAATTCAGAAGCATTTGAATCTTTATTCAATGATTACCCCAATGCTAACTTTTTTTGGCATCAGACAGATGAGTATACGATGACATCTTCAGGTTTAATATGGGCTTTTCCAGGAGTTAAAAAACTAAATAACAGTGTTGTACTATTCCCAAAAAAACCAGAAGACATAATAAATGTATATGGAATTTGTGATAACGATTTTTCAAAGATTAAATTATGGATTTAGTTTTAATTCGGAGCTGGTGGGCATTCTAGAGATTTAGAATACCTGGCTCATTCTGATAAATATGAATATTGGAATGTCATAGGCTATTTAGACGACGACCCATCTGTTAATAATGGCGATTTACTTGGTGATGTATCTTTTATAAATTTTTTATTAGATAAATATCCAAATTTAAAATATACAATAGCTATTAACTCGTCTAGAATAAGAAGAGAAATAGAATCAAATATAAATAGAATCGAACGTGCTGCCAATCTGATACATGAAACGGCTGTAGTTGGAACACAGTGTCAATACGGAAATGGTTTAACAATGGGTCCATATTCTGTTTTAACCACTAAAGTTAATCTTGGTGTCCACGTACATGTAAACACAGCTGCATCCATTAATCAGTCCAGTACAATAGGGGATTATTGCACGGTTAGTCCTGGAGCTAGAATCTGCGGAGATGTCAATGTAGGGGAAGCTACTTCTATAGGAGCTGGTAGTGTCATAATTAACTTTAAGAGCGTAGGATCAAACTGTACGCTAGGAGCTGGAACAGTTGTTATAGATCACATAAACGATAACGCTACTGTAGTTGGCGTTCCCGGTAGGGAGATCAAAAGATTCGGGGAATACATTTAGTCGTTACTATTATTAACACGATAGTATATAAGGAGAATAAATAAAATGGCAAGAAAGTATACAGGCAACTCAGACGGTGATGGCAAGGGCGCAAAGCCTGGCACTCAAAAGCTAATTGAACTATGCGGAAAGCGTTGGAAGTTCACTAACCTTGGAGCTTATTCAAATCGCTTAATGCGTAACTCCAATACCGCTGGTAAAAAGCTAGGCGATCCTGGTATGGAAAAGTGGCTATCAGTTCATGCAACAGGTCGTGCATGTGACGTTGGTTATACAGATCGTAAAGCTGCAGTTGAAGCTTGGGATTGGTTTCTTAAGTATTCAAAAGAGCTTGGCATTGAAGAGATTCATGACTATGCTTTCGATGCTGACAAGGCAGACAAAAACGTTGGCTACGGTCGTGGATACCGCTGTTCCCGTGGCGAAGGGGTCAAGGGCGTAAAAATTTACGATGCTAAAGACAACGCCGGAAGTTTCGGTGGCAAATGGCTTCACTTTGAATTATCTCCAGAAATGGCTAATGACGCTGCAAAGTTTGAAGCTGCATGGAGAGCAACGCCAAAACCAGGCGCAGCTTAATGTTGAAAGCGATATTAGTAATATCTATTGTCGCTTCAATGTTTGCAATGCCTCTTGCCATATTGGCTATTGTATTTGACGGAATTAAAAAATCTGATCCAGATATAGAAATAGATTAAATATTTTACCTTCAGTAGTAGTAGAGATTAGTATCTTATGATATACTGATCTCCTTGCAACGGAGGCCGGTGCGAAGCCCCAGTGGATTAATTTCTACTGGGGCTTTTCCCTTTCTCAGTTAGGATTCACTAATGAAAAATCCTTGATGATCATTACTATTATTCTTGAACATCGGAGGGCTGACTGATGAGAATAATACCACGTCGTGGATCATGGATACTTGTATTATTATTTGTTATTGCTTGGATTTCCCCAATAACAGCAAGGGCTACAGGTAGTTCTGTATCTATACCAAATGCTGGATTTGAAGACGGCACGCTAACTGGCTGGTCTAGAGGGTCACAAACTGGAACACTTGGCACTTCAATTA